CTTCCACCTCCCCCACTTTTTTTACATCCTGCGGATTTGCATTCTTCTAGTGTTTTGTAGATTCCATTCGAACTTTTTTCGCATTCTCCGGAAGTGACGTTGCATAAATACAAACCACTTCCACCACCTCCACCACCTCCACCACCTCCACCACTTCCACCACCTCCACCACCTCCACCGCTTTTTTTACCTAAAAGCAACCCGATAACAATACCAACAATTGCTCCGACAATTAAAAGTACAATTAAAATAATTATACTTTTGGGTATTTTCCTGGATTTTTTCTTTACAGACATGCTATTGTTTATTTTAAAAATTAATATTTTTATTTATAAAAAATTTATACAAAGATTATTGAAATTATTGAAATTATTGACATTTTATTGTTCCTCCTGGGCAAATGCCTCCAACCAATGGGAAACAAACATTATTTGAATGGTTCTTACATTGACCCGACGAACCAGGATAACATTCTTTGCAACTTCCCTTATCTCCAGGACTTGGTTTAGGATCCTCCCCTTTACACGGAATTTTCTCTGGCCCTGGTTCCTTATTTGGATTGGAACAATAACGTTGTTCACCAGGCGGTGCCCATCCACAATTTCCATATCCATAATTAAACATTCCAAAACTTGAAATATTTGCGCTTGCATTTGTATACAAATGCGTGTTAACCCAATCTGCCTGGCAACATAAATTAGTTTTCATTATTTCTTTATTACAAATTGTAGATTTTTCCACACAATCTTTTTTTTTGGGTCCGGGGAAATTTGCACAACCAGACGAAATTGGAGCATCATCTGGGGATGTAATTTGCCATACGCCTGAAGATTGTGGATTCTCACATGTCATTGTTGTTGGGTCCGAAGTATCCTTACAAATACATGTGGTTTCCCCGGCAATTGTAATTAAAGAAGCTGGACAATCTCTAAATCTTTGTTCATATAATTCTTGTAAATTTTCTTTTTTTCCACCTGTCGAAGTCATCCATGCCTTTGCAATATCAATAATGGGAACTGCTAATTGACCGGATGTTACCGGTGCTGCCGGACAATTTAAAATTGCATCTTCATAACTTTGTTGAATTTCTTTAACACCCGTTGGGGAATTTGTTGAATAAAAATTGTATAAAGCATTTGCACTATTTGCGGAAGGCTTAATACCTAAAAGCCCAGTACTCTTATCCGGTGTATAAGACGTTAAATCTTCTATTTTAAGATCCGGAATTTTACTAAAATATTTCCCGTAGATTTTATTCGTTTCTAAATCCTTTCTGGCTTCATTTGCAATTTCAATTGCGGCAATTATTGCCGGTTTTATTATGTTGTCATTTATGCATTTAATCCCGTCGGGTGAAATGATTGGGGGATTTCCTTTTTCCGTGTCCTGGGGGATATCAGTGAGTGGACAAACTTTCCAATTTTCCTGGTGTTCCGAATCATATTTTCCAGTATTTCCGTTAAGTGCTCCTAAAAATCTTGCATAATAATACATAGGGAATGGATAAATTTGCTTGTTTCCATGATGCCAACCATTATACCATTGGCTACCTCCTCCCCAATTATCACCATCAGGGCCTGATTGTGTTGTTGGTTCAGCATAAGGGTCATTCGATGTTTGACCTCCGGCATGCGAAAATGGGCCAATCCAATTTGATTGTATACCATTCAGTCCCCGTCCAAAATGATCATCTGGAACAATTTTTGGAACTGTTTGGAAAACTCTTGAATTTACATCTCCTGTTTCAGTGTCATATGGATTCCATGGGGCTTCTAGACAGTCAATGTTGAGATTCGGAATTGGAATTTCACATTTTCCGTTATTACAAATTTCATTTGGTTTACATAAATTTGTACATACCCCGCCCTCACATTTATTGCAGGGTTCACAGTCGGTATCCGACTTACATTTTTTTGGCGGGGGTGGTGGAACTTTACAACCAGAATTACAATCACTTTCACTCATTTTTCCGTTAATATCTTTACTACATGAGCCTGTAGAAGTATTACAACTATACCTATCGCTAACAGGAATAGTTTTACATCCTTTGGATTGGCATTCTTCTAAAGTTTTGTAGATGCCACTCGGACCTTTTTCACATTTTCCAGTAGCCACATTACAAAAATACCCACCACTTTTATCCCCCTTCTTACCACCTAAGAGGATTCCTAAGACAATACCAACGACTCCTCCGACGACTAGAAGTACAACTAAAATAATTATGATTACAGGAATTTTCTTGGATTTTTTTTTAACAGACATATATAGTTGATTTATTTTGTAGAATAAAATATAAAAAATAAATTAAGATGAAAAAGGATAACTGAATTTTACCTTTCCATATTTACCATTAGATTATAAACTTGCCATAAATTATCGATAAGTTTATATTTTCCAGTAGTTTTTAATAATTCTTTAATTTCTTCATTACAATCTTGAGAAGGCGCGACTTGTTTTCCATGTTCACAATTATCGGATTGCTTTCGTAAAATATCCGCCGCCGAATAAATTAATGCGTCAAGTATTTCTTCTTCGGCCATTTCTAACCATGAATCTTTGCATGTCCCCCATTTCCGCGTATCATCCGAAACCCGTATACCATGACCATAAGTCTGGAGTCCGAGTTCCATGCGTTTTTCAATTGTTTTCATATGTTTCGAAATCGCATCTTTGTTTTTGGATTGCTGAACAAACATTCTAAGAGAAAAATTATTTATAATTATAAATAATTTTATATTTATATAATATTTAAATGACGCGAAATAAAAAATCTAGAAAATAAGCACCCGGTTGATATTTTTAATTGTACTTTTAGTTATTGGAGGAGTCATAGGTATTGTTTTAGGTATTGTTTTGGGTGGTAAAAAAAGATAATGGGGGGAGAGATAGTGGAAGTGGAAGTGGTAGTGGTAGTGGTAGTAAATCTTGTAATCCCCCTTGTAAATCAGGAGAAACCTGTGAAAATGGTAAATGTAACAATGTGGTATTCACCATATACAGATGAGTGGTATTCATGCCCACCAGGAGATAAATATGAATGTATTTGAGATTGTGTAATATCTATATCGGAAAATCAGATCAATAATGAATTAAAATCCCCAAAAGATTTTCATGGAAACAAAGCATGTCAAAATTATTGTAAACAAATGTAAAATATAATTTTGACTTTATATTAAAATTTTATTTTGTATAACTTGAAGAATCTGAGGCCCATGTACTTAATTCTTTTACTACTTCAATTCGATTTTTATCATAAGGGAGTTTGAATCCATTAAAGTCCAATTCGTCGTTGTATGCAATATCATAAAATTTGTACAAGTCTCGGGGTTGACTATTAATATATTTGTTTTGATATTTACTTTTAAAAATTGAAGGATTTATAATTGTGTCTATAGGATGTTTTATTGGAGTTTTTTTTATGAAATCAATGAAAATTCTTGCCGCTTCCGGAAATATTATATATGCCCATGTACCTGTTGCGAAAGAAGAAAAACCAATATATTTACAATTTTGTTCTAATTGGAATGAGGGATTAGCATCTAAAAAAAATCTCCCCAATCTAATAATAATTTTTGTATCTTCTAATTTCGAAATATCAGTCATTATATTTCTTAAAACTGTGTTAAAATTTAAAGGAAATAGTAAATCGTCTTCGCAAATTAAAACAGGACGGTTAAGATCAATTGATTTTTGGATTGCTTTTAAATGTGTTAGGAAACACGCTTTTTCTCCATCAAGTAAATTAGATTTTTTAATAAAAAAATCTTTATATTTCGAAAGATCCTTTCCTGTAATTGCGGGTACTCTTTCGGAATATAAATCAAATTTATCTAATTGTAAAAACATGGAATGAGCTCTTTCTTTTCGGTTATCTACATTTAATATTAAAACGGGTCCCAAACCGTAAGAGTCGTTTGAACTTTGTTCAATATTACTTGCGATTTGGAAAGGGTAAATACTAGTTTGTTTTAGCCGATTTTTATAATTATGCCCGTTAATTTTATCCAATTCATATTTTGGTTTATTAACATCATCTTTTCCATGAGAATCGTTAAAATATTCTATATAATTTTTTGGTATATAAACATCGATATCATAGAGTGTGGTTTTAATAACATGGATAATCGAATGTTTTGTTTTAATATGGGGAATTTTTGTCCTTTTGTCTTTTGTAAAAGTTTTTATTTGTTCACAATATTTTTGCGAAGCATTTAATAATAAAAATTCATTATCCACATAACATAAATTAAAAATTGCAATAAAAAGGGAAATATCGTTTTTTTTACTATAACTAAGTGAATAATAATTATACGTAGGATTATCATTCTTTCCATCGACTTTTAAATTTTTTAAAATATATCCATGTTCTTTTAACACAGGTTTCATCTCCAACAAAGATTCTTCATCTAAATTAAGCATTCCCATGTCAAAATAATTATTTTCCCAAGATTTTGTTCCAGACTGGTTTACTAGTTCAAGTAATTGGTCATCTAGAAGGAAGATTTTCGGCCCAAGATTCTTAGTTAAAAAATGAACCATTTCGAGAGAATGATCTAAACAACATGATTTTAATTCCATTTGTTGATCACAAGATGCGCTATTTTTAGTACAATAATTTACATAACCTTCTAATTTTTTTTCTTTGATTAAATTTATTTTTATTTGAAAACTTTCTTTATCGTTATATTTTAAGGAAAAAAAAAACGTTAATACACCAAATAAAAGACCAACAAAAACCAAACCCCAAAAAATTAGATTTTTTTTGTTTTTAACAATCATTTAAATAATAAATTAAAAATAAAATTTTAATTTATTATTTAATTTATAAACTTAATAATATTTTACATTTTTTTCTTCGATATCACTATAATCTTCTCTTTGTATCCCAAGTATAGGATTTGTTATATACCAATTATCTGTTTTTTGTAATTCTTTCCAATACTGATCATTAATATATGTTCTTGTAAATTTTTTCCCATGTTTTTCAAGTAAAAAAGCTCCCTCATTAAGTCGATTAAACAATTTTGAAATATAATGACCATTTATTATATATGCCGCGGCTATTTGTGCATCAGTTACTTTTTGAAGATAAGGTTGGGAAACTTTAGTACTTTTTAATACTTTCATATTTGCGGTTAACAAAATAACATCCCAATTAAAATCGGTATTAAATACAGTTGTCATTATACTCTCAAATGCATTGCGATTTATAGTAAAATCAAAATCATCTTCAAGTATTAATACATTTTTTAAATTTTGTTCCATAGCCTTTTTTAATACTTGGCAATGAGATTTGGTACATCCTAGGGCCCCGAATCTTTTTGTTTTTATTGCATTAAATCTTTCATAAGGAATATTATAATTTACTAATTGTTTTTCCATTTTCTCTTTTCGGTCAGTTCTGTGATCTAAATTAATATAAAAAATTTTCTCAATACCGGTTGCCCATATGTAATTTAGGTTTTTCTAAACATGAAAATGGATTTTCTTTGGCTTTATCTGTTGGGGCACCTACCCCATCAAAGCAAGGGTTATTGGGATAAATACGCTGTCCGTACTCTTTCAGAATATCAAATACATTATCTGCAACAAATGGTTGTTTATTGTAGTATGCGGCAGATGCTACACGTACCATCTCACATATCGTCTTTTCTGAAAACTGTTTTACCACGGAAATTCCCTCATTGGTTAACAATTCCCAGTTAGTGAGCAGTTTATTTTCTTGTTTTTCAGGATAGCATATATCTTCTGTCTGTTTGGAATAATGATTTTTGGTATTTTTTTTAACATTTTCATAAATTAAATTTCCTCCATAATTATCTAACTTTAATGTATGCATCGAATTATCAATTACTTTGGAAATTGCATTTGTATACATTATCGGACCAGTTAATCTTAAAACCCCAATCCTTCCACTCTTATTTTCGGAACTTAAATTTTTAAAATTTTCAATTCCTTTTATACATTCCGTAATTACCGATTCTAAATACGGATGTCTTGGCCGAGCAATTACATGCCATTGTTGAAATTCACCGTTTCCGGTTTGCACTTCTTCTTCCCAGTCTTTTGTTTCCCAAACGCTCAATAAAAACTGGTCATCTGGTTTTATAATTTCCCTCAATGGTTTTCTTGTATTTGATTTTATATCTAAGTAAACCCCGCCTTCATTATAAATTATTAAATATCTTGCAAAATCAGCACGGGCCGCGCCATATTTGGAATTTATTTGGTTATAAATTTTTAACATTGGTTCTCCATAATTTTGAAGAATATATTCTTCGATCGCTTTACCATCGTATAATTTATAAATATATTCAGGATTTTTATCCCGGATTTTCTTGATATTTTTTTGATAATTTGAAGGCATTTCATCGCCAATCCAGATTTGATGAATTATTCTTGGGATTTTTTGGGGTTTATTTTTATTAAAAAGATTATTTAATAACAATTTTTGAGATTCTTTGTTTAAACTTTCATCATATTTAAGACCGTTTTCTTGAAATAATGATCTTATAGATTCTTCTGGCGAAGGTTTTTTAAATAGTTCAATCATTTGAAAAATAAAAACAATTAAACCTAAAAAATTTAATAATAAGGCTAAATAAAAAATTTTTTTCATTTATTTTGTTTATAAGAATTATTAAATTTTTTAGGTTTAATTTAATAATATTTTTTTTTTACATTTTTACGGCAACACCCACGAATCACATTCTTCTAAATCTTCCATTTTTGTGTCCGGTCTAATGATTACAACAAATCGTAAAGACTTGTTATCCTCAACGTTTTCATAACATGGGTAACAGGTTCTCCATTTTTTCTCACCATTATGTATCGCATATCCGGTTGGAACTTTCTTCACAGCCTCTTCTAATGAAACAATCTTTTTCTTATAATTCAAAGACGTCTCCCTAAATCCGTCCGCGCCAATTTTAGTTTCACGATAGTTATAACCAAGTTTCTCGCATACACGTCTTACCATTGATTCATCTGAATAAACCCGGTAAAGATGAGGATCGACTTCTTCTTCAGGTACTGGTTCTAACGCAACTGGGACCAGATTTTTAACATGTTTTGCCGAAAGCATGATACATGAAGAACCGCCATCTGACACTTTGCCCCCTGTCTTTTTAAACCCCGAAGTTTGATAATTATTTGTTCCAAATGGATCCAAATATGTTTTTTCATATTCTTCAATACTCCTCACGGATGTTCGATGGGGACCAGTTATACGCCCTGATTGGATTTCATCCCGCCAATACCCGGTCATTCGTCCAGTTAACCCCTGAATCTGTACATTATTATCTACATTTTTAGTAAAAAATTCATGAGTGGCTCCAATTCTAAGTTTCCATCGATTTGGAATCAGATTTGCTCGCCGAAAAAACCCTTTAACTCCGAGAACAATATGATTAATTAATGGTTCTTTGAAAAATTCCCTGATTTCAGCCTCCGATAAGCGATCTCTTGAAGTATGATTCCTAAACATAATACCTTCACGGATACACGCATTTTGAACAATGTTGACGGTTCTGGCAGTTACACGAACAATATGAACTCTAAAATCTTTCTTATAATTTTCTGTGATATCTTCCCGTACCCACCTTTCTGCATTCTCGCTCGAATTCAGCGGATAAAATTCTTTTACAATCCCTTTATCCAAAAAATCCTTATGACCAATGTAAGCATCAGGGATTGTCATCTTATATAGTTGATGGAGTTCGCCCCATGTGTATAAAGCATAGAGTTCTCGAATCATGGTCGCGCTGATGAATACAAAACGATTATTATTTTCCACCATTTTGTTGACATCCAAAACACATGCTTCTTTCAAAGTATTATGTAAAACTTGGCATTCCTTGTCTCCAGTATCAATTTCATCAATGATTATTAAAGCATTTTTAATATTTGCTAAATCTGCGCGAGATAGTTTCCCATGATGAAAGATTTTTTCTTTGAAACAGGTTGGCGCCTTTTCTTTCATGTCTTTCTCCCACCCTGCATTACTCATTCCAGTTAGAATTCGGACATTTTCGAGATTTACAACAAAGTCATCATCTGGGTGAGTTGTTAGTAGTTTTGCAATTTCAATCATTAAACCATCAGCTCCTACTTTTGTCTTTTTTTGAATACTAATTACACGACGGTTTTCTTTATAAAATAAATTAACAATAGAATTTGCATCCTCCATTTGATTTGGGAAAATATATTCAGAAGTGGCTTTATCATCACCCTCGAGAAATAAACGACGGTTTGTGGCTTTTGCAGAATTATATGCTTGCAATACATCTTCCCGTCTGGCTGAAATTAATTCACTATCCATAAAAATTAAAATATTAAATTGAAATAAAGAATTTATCAATTTTAATTTTTAATATTTGCCATTACATACGGAATTAGCAACGAGAATAAACTACCATTATCTTCAATGTAAATAAACCATGAGTCTTTTGGAATATTACCAAGGAATTTAAATCTATCAGCCCTTGTATCTGCTACCAGTGAAAGTGGTACATATGCAAGGATGGAAAAGTAAATCCACCAATACACGGAAAAGGTTAAATTGGTATATAAAAACATTGCAGACACTACGCATATACAATTCCAATAAATAAAATCACTAACTTTATCCATATAATGCCCAATTAAACTACATTTTTTAAATTTCCGAGCAATTTCGCCATCAAGGGAATCACAAAATCTTTCAAGTGTCATAAAGGTACCTAGTAAAATAGGGGAATATATCCTAAAATTATAAATAACTCCAACTTTAAATATTATACTTAAACATGTAACAAGATTCGGATGAATATTTTCACAAAAAGGAAGGAAGATATCGACAAAAGTATAAATCCAATACTTATCAAAACTATTAATTAACGGTTTTCCCATAAAATTTATATATATTAAAGTATATATATACTTAAATAATATATATACTCTTAATTTCAAATTTTACCCCCCCTTAACAAAATAAAACAATAAACCAAATATTCCTGCAATTAATAGGTATGAAAAAAATACGTAAACTTCCCGGGCAAATCCGCGAAAATCTGAATTTCGATCTCTCAATCTAATACGATTTGGAACTATTGGTGCTGAAAAAATTTTTCGACAAAAAGGGCATAATTTTTCTTTCCTTTTGTTCGGACGAATCCTCCGTTTGCAAGTTTTACAAATTTGATGGTTACAAGGAAGTTCTATAATTTCTTGATTTTCTTCCCAACAAATTGGACATTCACCTAACTGATTTTCGATATCTCCAAGAATGGGAGTTGTTCCATCCTTTTCATTTGAATTCATATCTTTTTTTTATTTAAATCTTTATAAATTCATTTTTATATATGAATATATTTATTATAAACATTCATAAAGAAACGGTTTTTTTTATATATACACATATATTAAAATGCCACAAGGAAATTATGCTTCGTACGGTGATCTCCCAAGTGAAGATCCTTTAAAAAATCCAAAAGATATTTTTTCGATTGTAAAGAAAATTGACGGAGTTAATGATCTTAATTATTTATTTAATAATTTTGAAGTTTGCATTGTTATGGTTTCAGCTACGTGGTGTGGACCATGTAAACAATTAGCTCCAATGTTCGAACAGTTAGCTAAAAATTCAAAACAAGTATTAGAAATCGTTTTTGTCTATGAAGACATTGACAGTGAAACTTGTGCCCACAAGGAAATATGCACAAATGTTCCAACTTTTTACATTTACCATAAAGGAAAGTTGGTTAAATCAATCGTTTCAGATTTTCCTATATTAGTGGATACAGTAAATAATTTACTTGGAATTTTATCAAAACGACCGGATTCTGGAAAGTCACTGGGTGCACCGATTAAAAGATACTAATAATTAATTTAAAAAATGAAAAAAAAATTAATAATTAATTTTTTTTTCAGCATGTCTGCGGAGAAAAAAAGAAAACTTACTCCAACTGAGATTATGACTATTCTTAAGGTTATTGATATTCCATATTCAATCCCATCAGAAACAAAAAAATCTATTTTAGCTATTACACAAAATGATATTGCCTCTCAATTAAAAGATATTGAGATCTATCCAAGTTTACTTCCGAAACTAAAACAGAAAATTTTACAAAATTTTCACGAAACATTAATTTCACCCGGGGAAAGTGTTGGAGTTCTTACTGCTCAAAGCATTGGCGAAAGACAAACTCAGATGACTTTGAATTCCTTTCACTCAGCTGGACTTGCCATTAAAACAGTTGTTACAGGTGTTCCAAAATTTTCGGAATTACTAAATGCCACGAAAGAACCAAAGGCAAAAAGTTGCGATATATACTTAACAAAAAATAATTCAAGTTTAGAAGAAATTCAAGATTATATGTCCAATGTTTTAATGGAGGTTTATCTAAGAAATTTGATTTCTTCTTTTACTTTTTTTGAGTCGGGGCTCCCTGAAAAACCACGATGGTATTCTCCCTTTATGAGATTTAACGGAATCACGGAAACCGACTTTGAAGGTTATGGATGTTTAATTCTTGAATTAAACAGAAGTAAGATTTTCAATCATAAATTAACCTTGGAATTTATTGCAAAAAAAATTGAGAGCGAATTTAATGATATTTTTTGTGTATATTCGTCCACAAGTGCTTTAGAATTTCATATATATATTGATTTAACAAATATTCAACTTCCAGAAGACCGAGAATCTTTTATTAACGAAGATTCGAAAAATTTAATCTTCCTTGAAGAAGTCATTTTACCAAATATTAAAACGATTTTGATATGTGGAATTCAAGGGGTGCAAAAAATTTTTTATGTCGAAGATAAGAATTGTAAAGGAAAATGGATGATTGAGACAGAAGGTTCCAATTTTAAAAAAATTCTTTCTCTTGCAAATATCGATATATTCAGAACGATTTCTAATAATATGTGGGATATTTACAATTGTCTGGGTATCGAAGCAACTAGGGAATTTTTAATTGAAGAATTTATGAATGTTGTTTCATCAGATGGAACGTATATCAATGAAAGACATGTAGCCTTACTCGTTGATATTATGACATCGACGGGTGCTATTGCATCGGTTTCTAGGTACGGAATGAAGCGTGAAACGATCGGCCCTTTGGCGAAAGCATCTTTCGAAGAAAGTCTTGATAATTTCCTAAAAGCTGGTGTTTTCGGGGATGTTGAACAAATTTCCGGAATCAGTGCAAGTATAATGTGTGCAAGAAGGTCACGGGTTGGAACCGGAATCTGTGATTTAGTTGCCGACATTCCAAAATTTATTGGTACTGGAATTATCAGAGACGGAAATATCATGGAAAATGTAAATCCATCTTTTAAAAGTCTTTCTGGAAAACTTCTAAAACCAATGAGTGGAATAACTAAAAAATCAAAATCAGTAATTCAAGATAATGAAGAGATAGATTTTATCAGTGACAGTGACAGTGAAAGTGACAGTGAAAGTGAAAGTGACAGTGAAGGTGACAGTGACAGTGAAGGTGAAAGTGAAAGTGAAAGTGAAAGTGACAGTGGCCAAGATTGATTTATAAATTTTTTTTCATTTAAATTACAAAATGAAAAAATGTGCAAATTTTATTAAAACTTTAGTATAAAAAATGACAAGT